TTAGCCTTTCCCTCCCTTTTTCTTTGGCTTTTTCTCGGCGAGGTCTATCTCTCCGCCCTCATCCTCTACCAGCTCGGCAAGTTCTCGCTTTATGAGCTCCTCCGCTTGCTCATCAGGTAGCTCTATCACATCCCCAGCGAGATAGTTCCGTGAGCCGACCGTCAATGTGGTTTTGAGCAATATTTTCGCCATCTCTTAATTCCCTCCTTTCGGTGACTTGGGTTTAGGTTTGGGTGCTTTAGGCTTTCTTGCAAATCTTATCACCTTCCTTATAGAGTCTTTCCCTCTGGGGAGGAGGTTTTTTACCCCCTCCCCAGAGATTTAAGTGAGGGATGTAATTTCCCCTTATCTATTAGGCAACTGTCGCTATAACCAGCCAATTAGGATGATAGATGACGGGTAATCCATACTCGCCAACTATCACCCAGACGCCCGCAGGGTCTTCTACCGCTGTTGTGTAGACGAACCTGCCAGGTTTGTGGTTGTTATAGAGGCTGGGTGCCTGCCTGAACCCGCCGAAGTTGTCGCCCGCTTCTCCTAATGCCAAGAGGATGAATTTGTTGTCGGGAACGAACTTCGCTGTCGTTGTGCCGTCCAAGTCGGTGTAGAGTGCATCGTAGACATAGAGCTTCTCAATGCCCAAGATGGTGGCGAATATCGTTGGGTCGGTGGGGTTGATGATGTTGCCCATTAGGAGGTTCCTGATGGCGGAGTTCTGAACCATATAAGCGAAGACGGTGGAATTGCAGAGCCCAACGATGTGTGTTCCGCCGTTCTGAGCGATTATCTGTTTCCAAGCGAGGACATTGCCGATGACATCCGCTGTTGTGGTGGAGCTCCACAATGGGGAAGCGGTGACCTTGTTAGTGGAGGGAACGCCATAGTCAACTGAGAAGGAATAACCGCCCGCCTCTGTGTAGGTGATTGCTCCTTTGGTCAGAGCGGACATTATGAGCCATTCCTTCTCTATGTCAACTTGGCGGTTCAGCCTCACAACAGCCTCCGCAACCTGCTTCTCAGCCGCAGCTGCATAGGTGCCAGGATAACGGAGATACTCCAGTATGCTCTCCGTGAGGAGGGTCTTGGCTTTGATGAAGGCTGAGGGAGCGGTCTTGACCGTCTGGGGATAGAAGGGGACTATCCTTGCCTCTCCATCTCTGGGAACAAGTCCCGCCCTCTGCCTACCTCTATCCAAGACCTCCCAAGTGAAGTTATCGGTGAAGTCTGGCTCATCGGGTAGGAGCTGGGAGCCTATGAACTTCGGCGCAGGCGTTGCCTCAATGACCTTCTGAAGGACTATCGGTCTGAGCTGTGGGTAATCAGCTATCGTAGGTAAACCAGGCATTTACTTATTCACCTCCTCTCAATTACAGGAAGATACAGCCTTTGAGTTGGCTCTCAGCTGTGGCATCCAAGCCCGTAATGGCGCTGCGGATGAATATGCCGTGAACGAGCATATTCGTTCCCACATCGCCATTAGTGGCATCTACATCCTCCATCAGGATGCCCACAGCTGTCTGGCGTCCATCCGTAGCGGAAGCGGAATAAGGTCCATACTTCCCTGACGCCGTTATCTTGCCCAGGACTGTCCCTGCGGAGAGCTTATAGCCCTGAGCGATTGTGATGCCTATCCTCGCATCAACTCCGTGACCACTTGCCAAAAAGGTTCCAGGCATTCAAACATCACCTCCTGAATTATTTTTTGTTTTCCTCTAATACCGCTGGCTTCTTTGGGATGACATAACTTTTCATCCTCTCAGCCAGCTCTTCGTTGACCTTCTCTTCCGCCTCTTCAGGAGACATCGTCTTGGATTTCTCCTCAAAGAGGTCGTGAGCAGGACGCACTTCTATGAGCTTGATTGCCTTCTCCATCTCCTCATCGGAGAGGGAGAGAAGGTATTCAGCCCAGGCATCCTTTTCCGCTGGGAGGAGCTTGCCCTTCTCAATGTAGGAATTAACGAGAGACCAAACTCGCCTCTCTTTCTCCTCAGCGAGCTTCTTCTGGAGTTCCTTCTCCAACTCCGCTATCCTCTCCTTGAGCTGAGCGTTCTCCTCCTCAAGCGACTTGACCTTCTCTTGCCATTCTTTCACCTCTTCATCATCTCCTTTCTCTTGGTTTTCTATGAGTTCCGAGAACTCTGGTGCCTCCTTGCCAAACTCCTCGTAATGGCGTCGGAGATGGTTATACACCGCCTGCTTGTCCGCTTCAGGTATATCAACGCCTCCTCTTGCCCCTTCGAGCGCCGCCATTGCGGCCACCACGCCACGCCATACCACCGAGAAACGCCCGTTAACTATGTCGTGATGAGGAAGCTTGTAGGAGCCGAAGTCCTCTGGGTTCTCATCGTCATACCAAGCGAAGCCCTCACGATACTTTGACCAGTCTATCGTCTCCTTTGCACCAGAGCCATCGGAGGACGCCCATTTGCGTAGCCTTATCTCGGCTTCCTGAGCATCCCAAGAACTGCTGTCGTCAAGAGCATATTCCATTGAGTGGCGAACAGCTCCGAATTCCTCAATCTCCATCTTTTCCGTTTCCTCTGCGAGCTTCTTGAAATGCTCGGAAAGCCATCCAAAAGCCAAACTCATCGCATCCTTCAATGCCATCACTATCACCTCCTTTCCATTGGAGATTTTCTCGAAAAAACGAGCCACCCCCAGTCCACCAACTTTCTTGACTTGGGGGTGCGCTACGATTGCGATAGCCCTTAAAGCCTTGCCATAGGAGGTCTTCGTCTCCTCATCAACGAAGTCCATATAAATCTCGCAGGAGACCTTCTTCCAAGTGCCTCGTTTGATTTTCTCAAAAGCCTCTGGTTCAGTGATGACCGCATCGGCGTAGAGCTTTCCATCCTTCTCGTAGACATTTGTCACCCAGCCAACGATGGCGTTAGCGTCATCCGTGTGGTTAACTTTAAGGGGAACCTCAAGCCCAACCTGATTTTTTAGGATTGCGAAGTTCTCAGCGATTTTCTTGACATCTTCAGGGGTGAAGGCGGTGCCCCGATAGACACCAGGAGCGAATACCTCCATCCCATAAATGTTGAACTTTTCCTCTTCGCCTTCGCCAAAGCGTTCAATCTTGACCTGATAGGGGTCGGAAATAAAGAATTGTTCGTTCATTCAGTGAGCCCTCCTTTCCAATATTTTTCTGATTGCTGTGAAAAACCATGAGGGGACGAGTTTCCCCATAAGAGGAGGTACGGGAACTTCTTTTGACACTGGAATACTCGCAAGCGTCCCAACAAGTGGCTGGATATGACATCTGCATTGATAATGAAATGGCGGAAGGAAACCCTGCTCGAGCTTGGAAACCTCAATCACTTTTCCATCCATCCTCGCACAGTCCTCGCAGGTGAAGGCATCGTGCGCCGCTATAATACGGACTTTCTCAACCCCAGCCTCTACTATTCCCACCCAATGCCCGAGCTCATAAGCCACATTCACCTCTGTGGTGGCGATATTCCTCGCCCTTCTCATCTCTAAACCCACCTTCTGGTGTATATTCTCAGCGATATCGTTGGGATTGAGCCCTTCCTTGATACCATCTAATACGATGCGTTTGATTGCTTTCTTCGTCGTGTTCTCTTCTATTTTTACCTTCTCCGCTACCACTCGTTGGAGCAAAGACCATATGTGGGGTGCAAAGGGAGGTTCTTGAAGCATATAGGGAAGGAGATAGTTTTTCATTCGTTGATAGCCTCGCAGGAACGCTGCCCACATAGCGTCAAAGAGGGATTGGAAGTAATTCTCTTTGAGCCCAGCAAAATTAATCCTGTCGGCATTTTCTATTGGCGCCCCCTCAGCGGTCATTCTCTGAATGAGATAAGTTCTCGTGATGGCGTATTGCTGATAGCGAACGAGGAGGTTCCCTTCCATCTCGTCAATCTCTCTTGGTGGCTTCAAAACTGAGTTGTAATCCATCATTTCCTTCCAACCTCCTCAGGTGGGGTTTCCTCTATCCCCTCAGGGTAAGTCTCCTCTATGGGAGGGGTTTCTGGCGTTGGTGTAGGAGATGGCGTCGGTGGTGGAGAATAAGGCGGTAGATGAAGAGCTTGGCGAAGGATATTCTCGTCATCGGTCGTCCAATGCATCGCTCCAACGCTATAAAGTCGGAAGACGGCGTCAATGATTGGCTGGGGGTCAATCGGCTCGTCAAATACAACTTCGCCCCAGTCGTCTAATTGCCCAAAATTCAGCTCTATCAGCCGTCTAAATAGTTGCTCTTCCAAAACCGCCTTGAGCTCCCTCACTATACCCCCCAGCATCTTCTGGAAAGCCTCCTGATGGACAGTCGCTTGAGCTCTCGTTCCATATTCCGCCTCTGAAACAAGGAGGGAGGGGATGAGAAGAGCTCGGAGGATCAGAACATCTTGGTATCGGATAGCACTTTCGTAGAAGTCGCCACGCCCCTCAATTTCTTGGAATTTGATTTCCGCCCCACCCGAGTAGACCAGCGAATTGCGATTGTATAAGTCCTCAAGGATATGCCTCATCGCCTCAATGTATCTTTCCTCTCGCTGATGCACTGGGCACCAAACATTCATCTCCGCTTGAGGGAGGGAGGCAATGGAGAGGGGAGTGGCAAGCCGTTCCAAGTGGATATTCCACAACCGTTGAAGAAGGTTTTTTGTCATCCAGGGAACATAGGCGGGTCGGAGGAGGGAGTTCCCATATGGGTTTCCAAAATCGGATTGGAAAGCCCAAATGATGAGTCGCTCAAGAGGAAGGTCTATCGCTTCCGTCCCAAT